ACTTAAACTTGGTGACTTTCATTCCATCACGCTCTCTTACAGATTCCTGTTTAGTCGTAGTGAATACTCTACCCTTTGCATCTTCTTCTGTTTGAACAACAGTCTCATTCTCCTGTAGGTTATCCTGTATTGGACTAGCTACTTGTTCCGTTTCGGTGGCCTCAACCCCTGGGGTTTCTTGGATGGGTACTCCTGTTCCCACTCCTTGGCTATCTTCGGCTTGTTGGCGTGCATCCACGCTCTCTGTTTCTGGCTTTTGAACGGCATCTGTTTTTGTTTTAAATTGGTTAGGGTTTTGTTTTACCATTTTTCCATCTACGACTTTATAGATATCATAGTTAGATATGTCTCTTGCAGGAGTCCCAGGTTTAGGAATTACTACACCTCTGCTTTCTTCAAGAGTTGCTTTGTTTACAAAATTCAGATTAGGTTGTAAGTCAGTAGACTGTATGGTCCCTGGCTTTGAAACTATTACATAACCTCCTTCTACATCAGAAACTATATCTGAATATACTTTCCCTGTTTGAAAGTTAGGAGCCTGTCTATTATCTCTGTCAACATTAAAAGCAGTTTTTTGAATAGGAGTCCCTTCAACAAACTCATCTAGGTTTTCATTTCTACCAATAATCTGACCGCCATTTATCCAATTTTCTATAGCTTCTTTTCTTTTTGTCTTATGAGTTACGACATCAGACCCATAAATATTAGGCACATCAGTAGCGTCAATAGTTTCTTCTGTAAAAGAAGCATCTTCTATTTTTTCATTTAATATGTTAGCAACCTCCTCGTCATTTGCAACCTTACCATTAAATTTAGTTAGCTCACGTACTGACATTTTTCCAAGACGTTTTAAAAACTCTTGTTTACTGTAAGACTTTCCGTCAATTACATACTGAGATAATCCAGCTCTTACATCACCAACCTCTACGCCTGGTGAGAATATAGCTTCTATCTTTGCTCTCTGGTTGTCTGGAGCTAATGTTTTATTTTCTAGAAGATATGCAATCTCTCCATTGATATCTTTTATTTTCTGGCTAAACACTTCTTTACGATTAGTGTCAGCTGTATATTCTTCTTTGGCAGATAACAATTCCATTAGTCTAGCCTTAACTCTTTTATTTTTAGGGTTGTTTTTACCTCTTCCAAAGTCCAGCATATTATCTGCATCTTTAGACAGTCCTAAGTTTTTCTGTATACGCTGCCCTTGGTCTTCATTAATCTTGCCGAGTGCAACCATGTTATTTGTCCACGCTGATATTCTTGTATCTGATTCTTTCTCGTTTACAATAAAGTTTATATCTGTTAGCTTAGATGCTAGTTCTATATTGGAATTATTTCTTCCGTCTATAAGCTTGTTTACCACCATCATGCTGGCGTTGTTTCCAAAACCTCCGATACCCTCAGCGGCTATCTCTTTGAAATCTAATTCATCTCCAACCACAACCTGTGCAAGAGCCTCTCCAGACATCTCTCCAATAGGGTCAAATATGGCACGCTCCGCTAATTGCGATGCAATCTTTTTAGTTCTTGTTGCTGTCTTACCTACCTTAAAAACTCTACCAGCTAAACTACCTGTAAGATAGTCAACTAAAGCAATAGGAATACCACGTTTTAAACCACGCTCTTTTGCTAATGCCCAAACATCCTCGTCTTGCATAGCAAGCTCAACATCCTTAGCATTAAGAACGTCATATCCTTCAGATTCCATAGCAGCAAAATACTCATTAGTATATTCCATGGCTAATGATGTTAAAGCCATTCCACCCCTAAGTCCTTTTAAACCACCAGCAATTGCGCCACCAGTTGTAGTTAATACACCACCAGGCCCTGTAACAAAACCAGTTGCTCCTATACCTGCTCCTATACCTGCGCCAGTCACTGTAGAACCTGTAACTATTTCAGCTCCATAAGGCAACATCATTCCTATAGAGTTTGCAGCCATAGATAACGCCAGTTCTCTTGGGTTTCTTATAAAAGCGTCTAAGCTTTCTCTAAAACCTTTAGCCCTATTCCATCGAGATAAAGCTTTTGAATCTTTTTTTCCTCTATTCTTGGTTTTGAGAGCCACTATCATTTCAGCGGCTTTCTTTCTATCCTCCTCATTGTCAAGGTCTAAGGACTGAAAATCAAACGCCATACCTGTAGATAACTGAAGTATTATTTCAGAGGCATTACCATCATTCAGTCCTTTTCTTAATTCAGAATAAACAGCAGCTGCTCCTTCTTCAAAATCATCTGTTATAGTCTTGTCGTACTTGGCGCTGTAAAAAGTTTTAGCGGATTCATATATGTTTGCTGCATGTTGTTTCTCTGCATTGAGCGATGCCACTTGAACTTTAAAACTGTCAAGTAATGCAGCATCCCTCTCTGTCTCTGGCTTTACGTCTGTTAAGTTTTTTAGTTCAACACCAAAAGTTTCTAGTGCTTCAACTTCCAACGCTTCCTCAAAAGCTTTGGCTTGATAGTTTGCAATTGATGCATCTTTAGCCAATGCTGAATATTTTTTTTGTAATGTTAGGTCATATTTTTCTCTTAAGCCTATCTTTTCATTTGTGTTAACCTCAGAATATAAATCATCTTCTATTTTTTTAAGCTCTGCCAAAACCTCATCAGTATCATCTCTTAAAATACCATCAACATATAAGCCACCATAAAGTTTCTTTTGCTCTGGTGTTAGCTCTTCAATATAATCTGCTCCAAAATCATCAACCTGAGATTCTATAAAATCTATTTTATCTCTTACCTGTAGATACTTGTCATATTTTGCTTGCTCAGTTTTAAAGTTTAGGCCAGTATCTGAATATAATTTTTTACCTACGGCATCTGTAGAATGCGTGTCTTTCCACTCACCCTCTGCAAATCTTTGCGCTTCTTCTTCTGTGTCAAACTGAAAAACCTCACCTCTTTCTTCGGCTACTTTTTTTGCTTCCTCAAAATCTAACTTCATCCAGTCATTAGGATTAGTTCCGTAGAACTCAGGGTTTTTTGGGAATAAAGTTGGAATAGCATAATGCTTTCCATCTGCCTCGTAAGATGTCATCAAGACAGTAGAGGCAGTTCCATCAGCATTTATTAACCCTACTCTTCGCAGCTGCTGAGCTTTTAAAGATTTACCCTCGAAGTCTAACGCTTCATTTGTTTCAAACTCTTCAAGAGCATGTTGTGATAAAAAGTTTTTTAACTTTTGAGATTCTAATATCTCTGTATCTGTAGTGAAAGGGTCGAGGTCAATTGTTTCTGTGGATGAACCATCAAAATTAGTCACAACTAATGCATCACCAATTCCAGTTTTTTCAAAAGAAAACCCATACTTCTGAAACTTTTTATTTAAAACAGGTACAACATCATCTTCTTCTTGAGCAATAAGGTCAGCAGTAACAATTGATAAATCATTTTGAAACTGCTCACTTTGTTGTAGTAAGGTTTGGTTTATTTTTTGTTGCTCTAGCTGAGCCTCTTGTTCTAGCTTTTCCTTAGTTTTAAAAGCTTCCATGTCTAGCTTACGCTGAGCATCATAAGCCTCTTGAGATTCTCTTGCTTGAGCTTCTTTAATAGGGTCTCTAAACTTTGGTTGTGCAACTCTTGTTTGGTCTATTGCTTGTACTGGAGGTTGCTCTCGTAAATCAATATCATCTTCTTGAATATTGAACTTAGTCTTGAATCGCTCCAATAAACCAACTTCCGAATCTGAGTCCGAAGCGTCTTTTTTTTTTACTTCAACCTCATCTTCAACAAACGATTCTGTTTTAAGCTCAGGACTTTTGTATTTCAACAAAAACTCTTCCTTTGATTTGGTATATAAACCATCTCTAGATACAACCCCAAATACTTGGTCTTTGTACGCATCACTTCCGTTATACTTCTGTATAAATTCTTCGTAAGAGTTAGTGTAGTAACCATCTCTTACTAGAGTATCATATAGTTTTTTTAATTCGTCCATAGATGTTTATTAATTAAGTTCACCACTTCCACGTATAGGTTTTACTTTTGTTCTAACCCTTTTCTTTCCACCCCTATTATTTACGGTAGTGGCTTGCAGAATAATTCCCTGTTCGTCAGCTAGACTTTTTGTTATAAGCTCTTTTATTTCTTTAGAATACCCTGGCTTACTAATATCAACTTCTCCTAGTTTTTTACCGTCTTTCGTGATTTTAACAAACTTATCTGTGTTATCACCAACGCCAATAGCTTCGGATATCGTGAAGCCTTTTGGTAATTTGTTTTTAAAAGCTTTTACTGCTTCACCATTTGCATCATCAATAACTCCAGTTATTTTACCATCTGCATCTTTAGTAACAAACTTATGTCTTGTTTCATCTATGTCCTCATCCAAAATTCTTCTAAATGCATCTTGTGTAGATTCGTCACTCTCTACAGAACCTGCACTAAATCCTTTTGATGTTGAGTTAAAGTCTTTCGTTAAATCAATACCTGATTTACCTAAGACATCATTTACATTTGTAATCTTACTCTTATCATCTAAGAAGAAGTTTGCGCTTGAAGTTATCCAAGCTCCCTGGTCTAATAGAGTTGTTGGGTCACCAGGTGTGCTTTCAAAGGTAATTGTTTCTGATGCCCTGTTATCATTAAATGTAACTATAACACTATCACCTGTTCTATCAATAGACTCAATATTAGGATTGATACCTCTTAAGAAATCTTCAGCTTCTTGAACATCCTCATCAGTACCATAGTATAATTTACCTACATTGCTAACGACATTTTTATCCTTAGCGTCTTTAGTACCTTTATCTATTTGAGCAGCACTTGGTTGTTGTTTCTTTGGTTCGTTATAAGTATCTATTGTTTTTTCTCTATCTATCTTATTTCTAAAGTTTGTTTGAACACTATCAAAAGCTAGCTTTTTTTGCTCATCACTAAGCATTGGCTCTATTCTACCACTACCATCATCTTTTATTAAAACTTTATTAGGGTCTGCTTTAGCCTCTGCCTCACTGAAAGTTGGTTCAAAAGTTTTTCCGTTTTTAGGATTTACCAATCCACCTGTAAGAACAGATAATGCGTTTAAAGGGTTAGCCTCTAGATAGCTATTAATCATATCTGTTTCCATAGATTTAAAATCATCTACAGCCTTTTGACCTTTAGGACCTAATGTCCCACGCATAGTTGGGTCTAGTAATTTAGTTACAGTACCTACATAATTTGTGCCTCCAGCACCTCTTACACTATCTATAAATGTACCCAATCTTTCAGCCTCCATAGTCATAGTTGCACCAACATCAAACTTATCGTACTTTTCTTTGTATCTGTTACGAAGCTGGTTTACTGTCATAAAGTCATTAGGGTTTTTGCTAAGTACTCTTGTACCGTTATCACTATCAACTAGCTTACCAATGCTTACACTCCCATCTTGAGAGTTTATATAAGACTGTGCGTTTTTAAGATTAGAAAGACCCTCTATCTGCTCCATCAACCATCCCTCTAATTCCTGGCTTTCTCCAGCCTTAAATCTTTTCATTTTTTCTGTGTACTCAGACTGGTACTCTTCGGATAAACCAAATAACTGTTTAGTTCCATCAGTTAAATTCTGACGAGCTACAGTGTAGTCTCTATCTTTCATTACACCATTCTTCAACAGTCTGTCTTGAATTAAACGCATACGTGAAGCATCTGCAGCATGATTTAGCGCAAATGCATTTGCTGTTTTAAAATCTCCAGATGGAGCATTGTCAAGAGTCTCTTGGTATTCTTTGGTAGACTTATCGAAAGCATCTCGTTTAGCCTGCCTTGCAGCGCCAGCATCTAATAATGTTTGAGATAAATTTGCGCCTACCTCCTGCCAGTTAACACCAGCAGCGTTTTCTCTTTGTACGTATCCGTAGTAAGTCATTTGACTATTTTTTTTTAATTAAAACCCTAACTTCTGCTTTAACATCATTCTTTGTTCTGGAGTCATCTGCAATAGCTGGTCCATAAATTCTGCACCTTGTAGGCCACCTAGTTGACTAAAGTCTTGTATCTGTGCACTTACCAGGTTACCATCTTGGTCTGCAGCCAACGTTTTTCCTAAAGCACCAAACGTTTTTCCATCATAACTTAAACCTCCTACAGCCTGCTGAAACTGCTGATTCATCATTGGCTTTAAGTTCTGTCTGTACTCCCTACCTGTTTTAACGCCTTGACCTGCAAAAGCACCAGTCCCTGCTAGGTAATCTTTTTTCTGGCCTTTAGTAAACTCTCGCTGCATACCTGCTACATCTCTAGCCTCTGCACTCTTTCCATACGTAGGAATCATGGTAAGTCCTTGCTGTAAAACATTGCCAACACCTTGAAAACCTTGCTGTTTTAATTGGTTAGCTGCTTGTCCTGCTTCAGCTGAAGCCTGCTGTGCGCCAGCTATATCACCTAGTTTTAGTTGCATTTTAATATCACTCTTACGAGTTTCTTCATCAGCAACAAGTTTATCTAGCTCGTCTAATTCTTTCCCTTGGGTAGCTCTTATGTTGGCAGCGGCTTGGACTGTTCCTTCTTGAACTCTTTGAGAGCCTCCTAAAACACCACGCTGGTCACCCTCTCTTATGGCTTCCATTTCTGTTTTTATCTGAGTACCAAGCGTGTCTTGCATTTGCTCGTATGGCTCTTGGTTTAAAGACAAAGCTTTGTATTCGTTTTTTGTAAGCTCTTGCTCTATCTCAGCCATTGCCATTGCAGCTTTTCTATCAGCGTCTTGCTGTTTTCTTCTTTGTTGACCTGCGCCTATAAAACTCATTGCGGTTGTTCCTACAGATATCGCTAAGCCTGCTATTACTCCTGACATAATAATTTTTTATTTAGTATAATATACTCAGGTAGTTCTTTATAATCTTCTGTATAAACCTCTACCTCAGCTTCCTTTATTGTTTTAGCGTCTGTTCTATAAACACAAACCCAAGTTGTATCCTCATGTATATAGGCAACTCGCTGTGTTCCTATCTCAGTCATTACTTTCATTGGTGCTTTTATTCTTTTCACCTCACCTGTGTCTAGTAAAACTGACATCTCACCTTTTAAAAAAAAAGATGGGTGGTTCTGTTTATGAATAAAACTTACAACCAATGTGCCTTTCGGCATAAAAATCTCTCTGGTGTATAGTCCGTCTTTCAAATGATGAGTAACTGGCATCAACTTTTCCATTTCAGGAGTGTGGTGCTTTACTGAACCATTATGTAGTAAGACGTTCTCTTTGAATGTGTTAATATTCTCCCAAAGAAGACCTCTATTTTGATGGACATACTCTAATATATTTTCTGGTTTATTTTTCCTTTTCCTAAATATACTTAATATACCCATAACTTTTACAAAGATATGAATTTTAAGGGAAACTTTTGAATGCCTGACTTTTTACTGCAAAAAGCTCTGTTGGAGAAGTATTACTATTAGTTAGTGTAAATTCACAGTAATGTCCTAATACTCCTTGAGACTCTGCAATAGAGTTTTTAATAAAGAAAAAATACTCATTTACCCCTGGTATAGGAACACTACCTAATACTGAAGTGTCTATAGTTACTATGGAAGTTCCATCGTTTTGTTTTACCACAGAGATAACTTCCCCTGCTAAATTAGGAACATAATTACCCTGCAGGTTTGCAATACCAAAATAAAATAAATCTCCATTTGATAAAATCGTACCAACACTAGATGGAGGTATAAATTTAATGGTTGCTCCAGTACCTGCAATTACAACGTTATCACTAACCCCTATACCTGTTAGTGAGCGTAAAGGAAGCTGAGGTGTATTGTCAGGTAACTCTGTGTTGTTTCTTATAAACGCAAACCAATCAGATTCTTTCTGTTCAAAATAATTTGCTTCTATAAATCCAGTTGTTTGTAGGTCTGTAATAAAAGTTCCCTCCCAGGCATCATCACCTTCAAGAGCAATTGTTTTAAACTTTTTGTTATCTAAAGCCGATTCATTAAAAACACTAGTTATTTTAGACACCCCTTGAATTCCATAAAAATTATTTCTTGGAGCGCTATTAGAATTATGTTGATATAAATCACCACCTTTAAAGGTATATAAAAATTGATTCATACCCTTTATAAATTCTGGGTAATAAGAATAAAAAGAAGGCCACCCTTGTGCCGAACCGCTATATGTTAGTGTGTAATTATCCATGTTTTTGTTTTTTAAGGTCCTGTGCAATTTGTTATAGCGCTTACAACACCATTAGCATCTACTGTCATAACGAAAGTACCTGTTATTCCACTTACTGTATAATTTCCTGCTGTTAACGGAGTAGTTGCAAACTGGTCACTAAAGACAAAGTTATGAACCCTAGGGTCAAACTGAGGTGGATTAATTGTTCCTGCTCTATCAGCATAATTATAATTATAATATATCGTCTGTGTTACTGGCTGACAGGTAGTACTTGTGCCTTGATTTGCACTAGCCTGAACACTAGGCAGTTGACCTGGACAAGCTAAAGATAAGTCTAAACTCCAAGCTGTTCCACAAGGACCATATACATCTATTGTCATTTGATTATTACCACTAACTGGTAAAGCAGGTTTTGGAATAACCATAGCACAGTACCCTGGAGACACTCCTGTTGTTAGTGCTACTTGAGTACTTGCAATAGTATAATTTCTTGAACCACCTGCAACAAACTGTTGTGCTACTGGGTCGTAAACAAAAAGGTTGTTAGCTGGAGGTGTGTTATAAGGGCTGCCACCAGCAAGGTTACAAGTCGAAGCTGTATTGCCAACATAAGTAGCTAGTCCTGCTGGTGCAGACTTATACCCATCTACAGGAGAAGATAATTCGTTATATGTGTTTCCATCAAAAGTAACTAATATACCGTCTGGAACGTTTTCAGGCCAAAAGTAAACAACCATAGCACCAACATCAGCTGGTGTAGACCCTGTTCCAACCTGCAATGTAAAAGACCCTGTTCCACCTCCTGCGTTCAAAGCTCCTCCACATTGCACTCCTGCTGGAGTACATGTCCCTGTATTTATAACAATACCATACTGTATTTCAATATATGTACTGTCTGCTAATATTACAAACTGACTAGTTGCTGTATCGTTAATTTTTGTACCAGCACCGTCATCTAGAAATACATAGTTCCCAATCCCTGGGGTAGTAAGTGTTTCAGGGACAAAGACAGTTGGTTGAATTGATGTAACATTTGCATTTTGTGCAAAATAATAAGTTACTGTGGCATCAGCGCATGTGTCATCTCCCTGAACTGGAGACCCAGCAAAGCTATCTAGCTGTATAGGACAATCTGTCTGGAACGAAAAAAATGTTCCTTGTATCGGCCCATAAAAATCAACATTGATTAGGCTAGCGCTAGGTGAGTTTTTAGGAATAACCTGAGTGTAAACTGTAGTTCCTCCACCCCTTAAGTCTAACTGACTTGCGTTAACTGTAATCGGCTGAATATTTCCAGTCGCAATATATGTGCCATTAGTTTGTATCGTGTATATTGGAAGTGCTGAAGTGCTTACAGGCGTATTGTTATTAGAACCAAAATAAGTTGGCTGTCCTAATGGAGTATTTAATCCAACAGGTCCTTGATTGTTACCTATGTATGTAAGCTGATTAAATGTCTGCCCATTATATGTAGTTAATATTCCATCAGGAATTGTACTTCCAACAATAGAATAAATCACTACCGCACCTACATCTGTACCACCACTAATCTGACCCAAGAAAGTTCCCCTAATATCAGCAGACTCACCACCCACCTGGCCACAAGGTAAAGCACATTGTGGGCATGTTTGTGCAGGTAATAAAACGCAATTAAGTAACTCACGAACTATTATACCATTTGAATAAAGTCCATCTGCCGCACAGACATTCATATCCTCATCAGCAAAGATTGCCGTTGAAGTTGCCAAGTCTGGTCCGTTTAAATAATATGTTCCTGATACTGCCATTCTATTTATTTTTAAGTTGGGTCTGTTGGGTCGGTACAGTCACAGCAGACATCTGTTAAGTCTATTGTTCCGTAGCATAAAACTTCTTCTGTTGGTTGTCTATAATCGTATACTAAATATAACTGATTTCCTGTTGATGCCATTGTATAGTTTCCAATGTATTGGTCTGGCGCAAGAGTAACATCTAATGGTAAAGGTGAGCCTGCGGCAGAAAGTAAAGAAAGTATACCTGCTGGAGTAGCTGGGTATTGAACATTAGTTCGTAAACCATAAAACTCATTTTGAGTTGGCTCAAAAACAAAATTATCTGAATTTCTTTTATGGCAAATAACTTGAACCAATGCATTATCAGCTGGTATAACTCCTGCGCCTTGCGGAGCAGTAACAGAGTCAAACTGACTGATAGTAATAAAGTCAGTTCCATCAACAAATGTTACTTGCTCAGAATGTAATGGAGATAAATATGTTCCATCAACCCATCTGTACTCGTTGTGTATTGTCTGACCAACGTCAGGTGAATTTGTAATACACACCTGAGTTACAGTAATAATCTCGGCAACAGGGCAAGCAACAGTAAGCTGTATAGTAGCTCCTGCTTTCCCTGTTAAAACAATCTGAGCCTCAGATTCACTAACAAGGTTTTTGTCAAAAGTAAAACTACTGATACCATCAACAATAACAGTTGTTGGCACAACAGCTACCCCATTGTATGTAACCTCTAAACTGCTTCCTGATGAATTATTTGCCTGAATCGCTATGGCTGTTTCTCCTACTAACAGTCCTAGGTCTATACAATACTCAAAGGTTTTATCCTCTGGAAAAGTAAACGTCCTGTCAATACCGCAGGCAATACAAGATTCTTCAGATGGTAGTTCCTCGTTATTTATACTTAGAACATACTCATTCATGTATGGGTCATATCCCCCAATTTTTTGAGTGTTTAGACCAGATATAAATCTATCTCTAAACCAAGACCTCATCCCAGATTCAGAAATTACTGTAAGCTGTTCGTTTTGTCCTGCAGCTCCTGTAAGCATAATTACTGCGCCTCGTTTAGCGTCAGTAAAATATTTATTATAACCCCAAGAACAAAAACTTTCTGGGTTTCTTGAGATGCCATACTCTTCTATTCTAGCTATCTGAGTTCCTAAAACCTCAGGTACAGAGGCTATCTGTCCCCCACCTGTTGAGTCGCTTAATAGGTTTTTACCAGCTAATACATAGGATATTTTATCCTCCTGTAATACTAGTATATCAGTTTCTCTTCCATGAAGTTTTTCAATTGGGCCATATATATCTTCACAAGGTTTGAAATTTAATAACCCTAAGTTAAATTCGTTTAGCTTGTTTACATTACTTTCGTTATTATAAACACCACTATATGTTAAATCAGCAAAGCGATGCGCTTGCTTAAATTCTAATTCAGAAGTAGAGGTTGTTCTTTCTCCTAAAGAAAATTCTTTTCCTACAATTGAGTCTCTTATTCTATAACTTTCAACACCATTAGCAAAAGTAAAACAGTTAAAGAAATCTGTTAACACAATAGCAGACTGAGACCCTGTTTGATTTTGTATATTGCCCTCATGTCTACCTGTTGCTTTGTCAATACTATATACGTCTGCTGATTCATACCATAAATCTGGTGTAGCCTCTCTTGGCTCAGTCTCAAAAACTATAGTATTTTCAGCTCTAAAGACTTCTATATTTGCCTCTATCTTTGCTCTCCTACTATTAGAGTGCTTAGAACCTCTACATGAGTTTGTGCCTATTAATCCAAGGGAAAGTAAATTGTTATTCGTTGCTCTTAAAAACTGGTATTGGTACACACACCTGTCTTGTGGCATTGCACCTAAAGCATCATTAGTACTAGCTCCTGTTTGTAAAGCAGGATTGTAGTAATTCTGAAAGTATGGTGGCGGACAGTCAGGACCATTAGAAACATTAACCGCTCCATTGTCTAGTCTAGACTGTATATTATCTCCGTCAAACCACTCTTTAAAATTATCATAATCTTGTGATGATGTTAGCTTTAAATCTAAGGTATACTCTCTTCCATCACATCCACCGCTACGTCTTCCTGCTCTTCTGAATTTAATATACAAACGTATCCTTGAACCTGCTGGTATTGTGTAATCTATATACTGCCCTGGGTTGTTAGGGTCTTCTACACCGCATGGATACGCAAGCCTTGGATGACTGTTTCCACTCCTTTGGCTTACACTTCTATTTCCATACAATACAGTAGGAAGGTCACCTGGTTCTACTTGAAAATCATTTGCAATAATTTTCATATATGTTCCAGCTGGAACTGTAACACTGTTTCCTTGCCCATCCGCAACGTCTAAGAAATTTTCTTCCTGAGCTTCTTTCTGCAGAACAGTAGCGTATTGACAACGGTTGGTAGCTCCTCCTGTATCTCTTTTCACCCTAAGCCTATCTCCCTCTTCAACTTTTCTTGCATTCTCTCCTTCTAATAAAAAGTAAGTGGCAGATGTTGAGAGCTCATCGAAAAATACATTTGAAAAAATTGTGTTATAATCTTCAAAATCTGGCTTTATAACCATCTTATATCTGTCTGCCCATGCAGGCGCTAATTGTGATGGTGGTATTACTACCTGTATTTGATTTTGTAAATCAGATGCCGAACACCCAACATGTATTGAGTTGTTTGGGCTTACTAGTGCTGTAGAAGAGCGACCAAACTCATCCATATAAACAATACCCAATTCATAATCCCTATCACTGTGAAGACTTTTAGGGTTTCCTATGCCAAGGTAAGTTAAGTCTGCAAATGAAACAGTATAATATTCATAAACAGTTTGAGTGGGTGCAGCTAAATCATCTACATAAGCCATCGCTGGAATAACAAAACCTATTTCTTGACTACCAGGACTTGAGATTATTTGTATTGGTTGACCAGCACTACTTATACCACTTTCAAATTTTAACAAAGTATCTAAGTTAGCTGGTAGTGAACAGTTCCATTCATCCGTTACAGTTGTTCCGTCACAGGAAGTTTCGTTTCCTGGAACTGGGTCATATACAGGAAGGATGTTTGCTGCTGTACCTATAGTTTCTACAAACGCAGGGTCTGTTGATAGCTCATAAACGCTATTAAAATCTTGAGGAAGAAGGAAAGTGAATTCAAGTGTTATAAGCGGTGATTGCGCAGCAGGAAAAGGTTGTTGTCCTGTAAATCCAGAATGATTATATCTTATTTCAAAATTTAAAGAAGCACCAGTAACTAATTCTATATCTGTAAAATCATAGTATACTGCAGCGTTTACTACATTATTATTAGTGTCTATAGTGTAGTTAAAACTATCTGTTCTATCAGGTATTGAACCTTCAGCTATAACTTCAGATATAAGCTCGCAATAGTATTCTAAACGTATTGGATTTGTGTTTAAATCTAATAAGTCATATCCGTCAACATAGTTACCATAAATTAATCTATTACCCATTATTGTTTGAGCCTGCGCTTTTAAAGGCACGTTGTCAAACAATCTTGTTAACTGGGTAGGAGAAATTACAGTAAATATCTTACTGTTGTTAAAATTTAAAGTATAGTCTGTATTATCTGCGTACCCAAGATTTTGTTTGTTAAATATCTCTATAGACTTAATTACACTAGATGTGGTTTCTGCAAAAACAACCTCAATACTTTTTACTAAAGGACCTCCACTGTTGTATGTGACTTTAACATTGTTAAAAGCATTAGTCATCCCTTCATTTAAACCTGTGTCTATAGCGTAATCAAATCCCTTAGGGATAAAAGCTGGCTCTGTAAACTGTGATAAAGCGGACCTCTCTCCATCTTCATATATATATCTATAAGAAAAAGTTAAGAATCTTTCTTCTATAAAGTTTTCTTCACCAGATAGGTTAGTTAATTCAAACGATGGAGCTGCAACAGGTGGTTTTTTTATAACCAAAAGTTGTTCTTCTAAATCAGGTGAGTTTGAGTTATAGTTTCTTTTAATGTTTATAAATCTAGGTTGATTGTAGTTATCTGTCCAGAACAATAAGTCTTCAACTCTATTAACACCTGTTATTAAGAAATCATCATTAAAGTTTAGCACTGTCTCTAGAGCACCCACTGTAATGACGTGATACGTTAGTAAGTTTAATTGAACATTATATGAAACGACCATATCTACTATCCCAACGAGATGAGCTGGGTCATGAACAAACCAATATAATGTTTCTCTCTGGCCATCTTCATAAGCACCAATACATTTAGCTTGGTCACTTAAAGGAACTCCATTATAACTCAAAGAAGTTAATTGCTGATTACCCTTTGTATTTTCAACAGAACCAACCTCAGATTCCTCAGTAGAGCCTAGCCTAATATTCATAGCATCAACATACTCACCATTAGGAATCAAGCGTTCATCAACGCTTTTGTTCATTCGACCTGCGATAAAATTTCTAGTAGTTTCTGCCATGCTTACTTAATCCACTTATCCATACCTCTGATGTTTTGAATCAAACGACCAGGATGTATATTACTAATTCTAAGCTTAGCGTTTCTTAGTAACGCAGAGCTTCTTTTTCTTGCTCTTGCAACAACGTATTCTTGTACACCAAACTTAGCATTCAATATAGCAAACTGAATGTAAGCGTAAACATATTCTTCAAATAATTTATTGACACTTATTTGAGAGTCATCTCCAGCCTCCATGCCATCTGATACATATTCTAAAATACAAAACTCTCCTGCCATATCTGAACTGAAGTTAATAACTCCTGCTTTTTTATTTATTTTAAATGTAGGATTAAAGTTTGCAGTCTCAGTATTTAATCCGTACTGAGCTCCTATACCGTAATCAAAATACCAACTACCATCTACACAATACCCCTCTCTATTGTTATAAGGGCTTTGCTCGTTAAGGTAAATACTTTTTTTAGTACCTTCTATCCTTTGCAGGTCAATCGTTGATGTAGATGGCTTTAAAATGTTTCCATCATGGTCAAATAAAATCCTGCAAGTATTATCTTGAAGGTATGCATCACTCCAATTGGTTTGAATATTTTCAGTAAGCGGTCTAAGAACTCCGTCTTTATATAAAGATATTCTCACCCAATTTACATAATCTGGAGGTAAAACAAATCTTAGTGTGTCACACACTTCTAGTTCTAAAATCTTAAGCTCTTTAAATGCGTCATAATTTAGTTCTTGTATAGCTCTCTTCGCATGAAATAAAATTCTATACCTTTCTTCGTTATTTACTAAACTATGATTGCCAGAATACATCAACATAAAATTATTAACTATGTCATATAAACTTACATATTGATATGAACCCCAGTTAGCATCTTCTGTATGAGGGTTTCCTGTATTCTCGTAATATTGATATTCTGTTAAGTACGCCATTATTTCTGATTTTGTTCTTCTCTCATATCCATTGATTGCCCAAACTGGATTGCTTGAACTTCTCTAATCGACATTCCAGCATATTGTAGTATTTTATTTACTAATGTTGGCTCATCTTCTAAGGGTAATTCAAAATCCTGGTATAAAGAATCTGATTGATTAAAAGATGGTTCACCTCCAACTAGCTGAGCATAAGTCCACTTAGGGTCTTTAGGATATCGTATATACTGACACAAGATTCTGCCAGCTGATGTCTCTCCAGAATTTATTACATTTACACCCCATTGAAAGTTCTCAGGATATACCTGTATTACTGTTCCATTCTGTGAATATGCTGGAAACAATTCTGTAGGTTTTGTTAAGTTAGACATATTTAGTTGTGTTATCTTTTTGTTTGTTACTTTTTCACATTCATTTACACCTTGTCTAGCGCTTAAAATTGTGTACTTAACCCCTGCGTTTGGAAAAATATTATTATCTAATATCAAGGTGTCGGTAGCTGATGGGGTTAAATACCTAACATTAGCTGTATCTCCTGTAGTTAAATTAACAACAACATCACCTGGCTGAACTCCTAATGCAAAAAAGTTTTTAGTATTATCAACTAACTCTTGTGTAAATGATAATGTATTAGTGCTGTTATCAACTAAGTATCTTGTTAGTAGTAAAACTTTATTTATTAAATAATAGTCAGAGCTTGTGGTAGCTACTGTAGGGACACTGTAAGTAGATGTTGCAGAAGGTGAAACAATAACCTCACTAGCTCCATTTAGATATACAGGCACAAGAGTTTCTTGCTCTGAAAATATTTCTATAGCATCCTCATAAGTTTGTTTTATATCTGCCAATCCCACTCCTGATTGCCTAGCATTCTCTTTAGTTATCTGATAATTATATTGATAAAAATAATCTTCAAAAATATCTAGCTGTGCTTGCTTGGCATATAAATTAAAATCACTAGGAGTTATATACCCATAGTTGTTTTTATTAAGAACCGACAGTACAGTTTCTCGTACTGAATTTATTATGCTCATCTGTTATTTTATTTACCACAAAGATAAGCAAAAAAAAAGAGGATGCATTTCTGCAGCCTCTTCTTGGTTGGTCGGAGTAATCAGCTCCTTTATTATTATGAACACTTCTATTGCAAAAGTAATAATTATTTTTTGTTATCCAAGTTTTTTTCAAGAAATTTTAATACATCAATACCCTCATCAGATTGTAGATAGCTTGCAATTACATAGTAAGGGTCTTCTCCAAAGGGAAGATTAAGCATTCTCTTTTTATTCTTATCTGTATTAAAGTATACATCCTTCTTGTTATTTTTAAATATTAATACCTTATGAGCGAAAAACTCCTGGACTTTAGAGTTTAATTTTAACCCAGGGTCTTTTACAGCTCGCAAGAAAAATTCTGGTTCTTGCTCTGCGTATATTAATATATCTCTTCTTAATTCAGAAGAGGTGGTTCTAGAAACATCTGTGTTAAATAAAACTCTAGCTAAAGCTTCTACTTGGTCAATGTCTAATTGACGTGCTTCTATAAGAGCGTCTACTCTAGAATTTAAAACATCCATTTCTTTCTGAGCATCTTTCTCAGTATTAACCTCAACGAACTTGTTTCCATTCATTGGGTGATAATGTAAGAATTCCTGAAGGGTTGGATTTGTTCTTGGTACAGATAAAAATCCATCTTCAAAAACAATTGGCTCTATAATAGCATTACCATCCTGCTCATCTTCAAATGGGCTTTTTTGGTTTCTTGCATATCGTAAGGCTCTGTTAGTTCCTGTACCTTCATCAAAGTACATTAAAGGATATCTTCTTGAGTTTCTAGTTGGCAGCATAAAAGAAAGTGGCGCTGCGTCTTTTGTAAGTTTATAGGTCTTATTGACCAATACATTTTTTTTCATTTGATTATAATTTAGATTTAATAAAAGTAATAATTACCCTCGTCACAATAACGAGGGTAATAATTACATATTTAATTTATGATTGGAAAATCACAAAGTTGTTTGCACCCATAGTACACACACATCTTTCAGATAGGAAGTTTACTTCCATAGCATCTAAATCAGATGTTGCTGCACCACCAGCTGAACCTGTAATCCAAGTCTTGTACTTTCTGTCTTCAGTTTCAGAAGCTCTGTAACGTACATGTAAGAAAGGACGCTTAGCATTCTTTCCAAGGATTTGGTCATAAACAGTTGTAGAACCTGCTGGCACTAACAATCCATTTACAGCTCCAGTTCCAGTTAAACCACCACGCATAGTTGGGTCGTTTAAGTATTTCCAGTCAGACTTGTAGAAGTCATATCCTCTACGGAATCCAGTGAATCCAAGGTTTAATGCCATCTCTTGGTCGTTATCAAACAAACCATAAGAAGTACCATTAGCACCTACTTGAGCAGAACCGTTAAGCTCAGCTAACATGTCATCAATGTCAAATCCAAACTGTCTGTTTAAGAAAAGTACGTTTTCTTCAATCGCACCTTGCTTATCTAAACGAGAAATGATAGTATCGAAATCTGCTAGTGCAGTTGGGTTACCACCTGCCCATACATTTCCTCTATTTTCTACTGCATGGAATACACCTTCAGAACCTTTGTTCCCTACGTCACCACCTGCAGCAATTGCTCCAGAACCTGCTTCTGCTGGTACTGCTTCAATCATTGATGTCTCTAAGTAATCATCAAAACGTAAACGAGTTTCGTGCTCAGACTTCAAGTACCATAAGTATCCTGAAGCTCCGTTCTCAGTAGTCACTTCAATCCATCCGATTTGTGCCATATCAGAACCTGATACTGCATACTTATCTTTGATGATGATTGGAGAGTTGTCGAAGATTTCATCTTCAGCCTCTAAAGAACCTTGCATTCCATTGCTTCCTTTTTTGAATTCAGAACCATAGATAAAGATAGTTGCATCAGCATTACCTGCTCCTGTACCACCTGTATAACCTGCAGCATTGTAGAAAGCTACACTAATCTGGTTAGCGTTCAATCCTCCTGCAACACCTACTGCTGTTACAATTCCTTTGAATTCTCCTGAACCGTCATTGTTAGTAACAACTAAAGTTTGACCTACACGAATAGCAATAGTTCCAGCTGTTAAGCCTGTTGCAGCTCGGTCTGGTACTAACGCATCGTTAATATCAAATATTACGTTGTCTCCAGCAACTACTGCTCCTGTACCAACTTGTGTATATTTAGTGTGTAGTCTTCCTTGCTCTGCCCACTTTACTAAGTCTGAGTTACTTGGTAATTCAGCTCCTACTAAACGTAAGAAAGAAGAGATAGTTCTATTACCATAACGCTCGAATTCTTTTTCATAAGTGTCTGGTAAATACTGATTCAAAAAGTTGAAATCAGTAATGTAATTTGTAGCCAACGGCACTTGTTGTGGTGCTGGCTGTAGCGCAAATCCTGGTCCTGCTGGCACAGTATTTGGCCCTAATAATTGTCCTGCCATTTTTTAAATTTTTAAAATGTTGTTAATTTTTTCTTTTAATACTCTTAATTTTTAAACCCCTCCCTTCGCTTGGATTGATTGCACGAAACTGAGTTCCTCCTTTAGAAGTAACTTCAGGAGCAGAACGTGTAGACATATTGATGTTTTTCATCTTTCTAGTTACATCGTCCGTTGCTGCAGCCTTTCCTTGCTCGTAAAAAAACCTTGCGAACTTATCAGGGTTCATTGCTGCTGATAATGCTTTATGATATTCAGCTGCGTTTTTAACTAATCCGTCTTCATTCAAATGATTATTAATAAAATTAATAACGCTTGATTGAGACTTTTTAATTTCCTCCACAGAACCTCCTGGGTTGTATAACAAATTAGCTTCATCAATACTGACCTTAAAACCTTTAAAGTCTTGATTTAGCACCTTGTCAGTTTCTTTATGAAAGAAATCTACTTTCCTAGACTGCTCTTCTGACTGAGTCTTTGCATTCTCAACATATTGCTTGTACGCTTTGTAGTCTTCATTGTCCTCAGAAATACCAGTTGCGCTTGACTCAAGCGGCTGGTGATACATTTCTTTTTGTTCATTGAAAAACTTCTTAGCTTTTACAATTGCTTTTTTCTTTTTTAACTTAGCTCTCTTAACATCAGATTCATCATCAAGTTCCTCATCATAGGAATACTCTTCCATTAATAATTCAACATCATCTTTATCAATACCCTCTTCGGTAGCTATAAGATACTCAGTTAAAATTTGGTCTTCATCTAAGGAATCAAAGTCTCTGTTTAATTTAACATAATCTTCAATGCCACGACCAGTTTTCTTTTTATATTCAAAATAAGCCGACACATCTTCTGGAAGTTCATTGTTGCTTTCTTTTTCTGCAAACAATTGGTCTACCGATGATATGTCCTTATCATATCTGTTCTTAATAAAACTAAGAACGTCTTCTTCTTTTAGTTCAGCACCTTGCGTTTCCTCAGGAGCTGCGGTTTGCTCTACAGCTTCTGGCTGTGTCTGCTCTTCGTATTGCTGTTCGACTTTTTGAATTAGAGTTTCCTCTACTTCTGCCACTGATTTTTCTTCAACAACACCTACTTCTTTTACTTTTATTTCCATTAGATTAAATTTTAGTACAAATATAGTACATTAAAAAATTATAAATTATTTACTTTACCTAGGGTCAAACTCTGCTAAATCAAACCCATCTAAGCTATCTTCATTAGACTCAAAGTTTTGAGGAGGTAAGTTATTTTTTCTTTGATTAATCAGCTTTGATTGTTCTGTGTTCTGCTGACTAATACGTCCTGCCTTAGCTGTTTCTCTTTGAGATTCTCTTTGAGATAAAGCTTCCTCTGTCATGCCTCTTAACTGCTGATTATAATTAAACTCTTCAGCCATAAGCATACTTTTTAGCTGAGCTTCATTCTTCATCTTCTCAATTTCAAAAGCTATCTCCGCTTGTTTAATCTGCATCTTAGCATTCATCTCTGCTTGAGACTTCTGCATTGCTGTTTGAGCTGCCATTTGCTGAGACTTCAGTTGTGTAGCCGCCTGCATTTGTTGCTGAAGCATAGCATTCTTTTCATCTCGCTCTTGCTTCTGTTTACGCTTAACCTTAAGTAATTGATTAGCTAGTTTGATGTTTTTTATTTCTCGGATATCAATAGCATCCTCTAAGTTTATATCACTTTTAGATAATGCCATTTGTATATTTTGCTCAAGCTGAGCTTTTTCCTCTTCGTCAGGAGAAACTTCAATAAAAATACCAAAGTCATAAATATATAAATCTGATATATCGTTAAGTATACTTACGTTATACTTACCTATCTTATTGATGAAGTCATCTTTGAAATCCGAATACTCTAAAATGTCTGCAACCCTGTACGTTAGTGCTTCTGCAAGAGTTCTATAAACATATAGACTCCCTTGAAGTATGTGCCTGGTGGCTGTGTTAGAATTTAATGCGGCAAGTTTCTGTAATCCAACTAAGGAATTAGGGTCAGGCGTTGAGCCATCTCTAGCTTCATTTAATCCTGTTACAGTTCTAATCATGTTTAAATAATGATTATAGTTTGTAATAAGCATCTGAGTTTTACTAGCTCCGCTGTTTGAGGTTAGCTGTTGTATTGGAACTCTTGCTTGATTAAAGTCACCATCCTGAGTGTAGCTTCTACCTATTACAGAACCTGTCTGAAAATACAATCTTAATGCATCCTCTGGATTATATGCAGCACCTGTACCTAGGTCAACTTCATTTAATCCGTCTGCATCTATAAATACCCCATCAGGGACAGTCCTAGCTATAACTTGTTGTAATTTTAAATGTGTAATCTGAATTAAATCAGCAAATGGAATCATTCTTCTTACTAATGATTCTATAACACCTTTGTACATTCTTGGTGCAACAGCAACATAATTTGGTAAAGCATGTTGTGAAGAAGACTGAGGACGAACCATGTTACTTGCAAGCTCCCACTTCAAAAGAATATCAGTACCCATCACCATTATTCCATCATACCAAACGTCAATAGTTTTAGAGACCTTCTCAAACTTCCCATCCTCCATCATTTCTGGTGGTGGAT